GGCAGCGACTTCTTCTTCGGCAGAGACAACTTCTTCTTCGGCAGCGACAACTTCTTCTTCGGCAGCGACAACTTCTTCTTCGACAGCGACAACTTCTTCTTCGGCAATTTCTTCTTCTTTAGCAGAAGAAGAAGCATCAGCTTCAAATTTGGCTACTTTTTTTTGTAAGTGTCCAACTTCAATATTTCTTTCGTGTAATTGTTGATTAAGATTCTTAACAATGCTTACTTTTTGATAGTTGGCGAATTCATCTTTCAAATTAGCTATATCGTTTAGCATGCTTCCAATCTTTCCTTCAACTTCGTCTAAATTTACAACTACACTTTCAAGTCTATTATTATAAGTAGTGTGTGTGCTATCTACGCGGTCGGATAATGTTTGAAATTGGTCACATCCATGTGTGGTAATTAAATCTAAAAAGTTTGAAAATTGGTTTACTATCTCTGCTTTGTTCATAATAATTTAGAATGGCTTTTTCTTCTTTAAATAAAAATAAAGATATATTGGTTATTTAACTACCCGACATTTTTTGGTAATAGCTACAATCAATAAGATAATAATAAGGAGACTAAATAGTTCTACCTTAAAGTAAGGATAATAATCCCAAACCGCCCTTCTAAGTCTAAATAATCTGTAACTCAATGTGTTATTGTTTCCTCCTGGATATGATTTAAAGTAGCATTTAGGTTCATTTTTACTACAAAATATAGAAATAAATGGATTATTATAAAATATTTCTTTTTCAGTATCTATTCTAGCATTTAATTCATCATTGAATGTATTAATACAAAAATTCAAAGCTTCTTGGTCATCTTTGGTTTCTCTTTCTAATATTAAATCCGTCATTCTCTTGATATTTTTAGCATAACCCATATACATTCCTGAATTGGCAATAGTTGGATAATTACCAAATAGTTTTTGAGATATGTATTTAATTCTAGGTTCCTCTGACACTAAAATATCGCAATTATATTTCTTAAATTTTTCAATTAACGAATTTACATTCTTTCCAATAATAGTATCAAAACCATCAATAAACACAATAATATCTTTATCGGATTTCTGAGCTATTTCCTCAGAGTATTCATTCACTCCTCGAATTTTATCCATAAAACCATTCCATTTAGTTCCCATCCCTAAAACCTTTATTTCAACATCAAATTTATTATCAATTAATTTACGGAACATTCCAGTCTCGTGTGTAGCATAAGTAACAAAATGAATATTAGTCATTAAAATAAATATATAAAAAAAATATATTTTTCTTTTGTTTTTCTTATAAAAATTATGTTATTGGACAATCTTTATATTCTTGTTTTGGATTATCTATGATTACATAGTCAACTAAATGACGTTTTACATTTATTTCACCACCAAATGTGTTATATAAGAAATCTTTGAGTCTCTTTCCTGTATTAATAACACCATAATTAGATAAAAAGTTTTTACGTGGAGTAAATCTATTACCTTTTATTCCTTTTAATAATGTTTCAATTCTATTAGATATATCGTGTTCATCTCTAAAGAAAACCCCAGTATTTTCATTAACATATTTCCAACCTCCTAGTATATTTTCATTAACTAAGATAGGTAAATCTGTTAGAAGTGCCTCTGTAATTACTCTTGGACTGGCGTCAGCACGATTTGGTACAAACAAAAACTTAGCCTTTTTATAGCTTTCAAGCATTTTAGAATATTCAAGCATATTCGTAGTATCCATTAATTGATGGCATATTCCAGGTAATTTACAGTCACTTCTTCCTACTAAAAGACCTCGTAATTTGTGGCGTTCACACATAACTTTAAGGCATTTTTGTGCTAGTTCCCAGTTTTTATTGTAAGTGGCCCAATCTTCACACGTTTCCTTTTTTTCGTCTTGTTTCAAACAAATATATATAAAATCATATTCTTTAGTTACAGATTCATCTGGTTTGGCAACATTACAATCCATGAAGTCACTTTCACTAATAAGCGTATTCGGTGTTCCAAGAGGGAAATAATTAACTGGATCTCTAAAACCATGGAGCCACGCTCTACATAATTCTTTGTATTTATATTTTTTATAGTTTTCAACAAAATTTTCATAGGGATTACTGACCATATTAGGAAATTCTAGATAACTAGAAATGCCAATAATAATTATTCCCATATCTTTATATTTTTTATATTCTTCTAAATGTTCATCACCACTAAAGGGTTTAGATATTCCTATAATATTAAGTCTATTACCAGTGTTATCATAAAAATTAACGAAAGGACGTTTTACATCAGGAACTTCAACAGTCTCGTTTTCATTAGACTGAAAACCTTCTTGAAATCGATAATTCCAATATTTTTTTAATAGCAACAATGCTAGTATAAATACCGCTAAAATTATTACTTGTAATAGCATACTACTAGTATATACTTAGAATAATTTTCTACAATTAATTTATCTAATGAATCAATTACTACAAAATATTTTAATTTTTTTCTTTGCCGTTAATGCTATTTTCTGGGGATTAATGCCACATTCTATTCATTGTTCTGTAGTATCATCAATAATACCTGAATGTCCATCTCACAATATCCACATAGGTTTTGGTATATTCTCATTTCTTGTAGCTACAATTATAGCTCAATATAAGCATTTCTTATAAAAATTAATTCTAATAGTATAATAATATGGAATTAACTAGAAACACAAAGGGACTTTTATTAGGAGTAGTTTTGTTCTTAGCGTTAGACGCTGTATATTTGGGTTCTACAAGTGGTATGTGGAATAAATTATTAATAAGAATAACTGGTGAAAAAATACAATTCCGCGTTATTTATGCTGTTGCTTGTTACCTATTAATATTAGGAGCTTGGTATTATTTCATTTTCCTTCAATATAAAAGTCATAAAAATGTAAAGAAATCAGTTATGGACGCAGCTATACTAGGATTTACTACTTATGGTATTTACGAGACTACTAACGCCGCTATTATGAGAAACTGGCAATTTAAGTACGTTGTCATGGACACTCTTTGGGGCAGTATCCTCTATAGTATCGTCACCTTTCTTACTCTCAGTGCTTTGAATTGAAAATTCGTCACAAGAATTATCGGAATCATAGACAAAAAATTCACTCATTATAATAGTTATTTCTTTTTCTGTTTATAATATTAATAAAAATATATATTATATTTAAATAATGTTAATAAAATTTTCTAGTAATTTAGATACCCTTTTAGGGCAAAATGATGATGATTTAAAAAATCAATATAGACCCACAGAAGGAAGTAAATTAACAAGTAAGAATTATTATCATAGAGCATATGATGGAGATATATCTATTGAATTAGATGAAAGACCTTTTACAAGAGAAATGAAAACAGCATTAGTAAAAAGATGGTTGTTAATTCACTATAAAGAAAGAGATGAACCTCAATTCGAATTACATAATTATTTAGAAACGAATGAAGTGATATCCTGTTTGTTTCATCTTATGGAGTTAGGAGATGATAAGGCTGATTATTTATATATTTATGTAAACAGTATAATAAAAGGATCAGAAGGTTTGTTAAAGTGGTTAAATGAAGAATTTAAGAATAGTTCTTTTAGACTTACAAGAAGACAAAGATTAAGATTTAAATATTTATATACAAAATATACAACAAAAACCGAATTTCAAGAGTCATCAAATGAACAAATTTTATCCACTATTGAAAAAGATTTACCTGAAACCAACAGACAAGAAATAATAAGAGTTATAAATAAAGCTAGGAACACTTTTGATTATACATCTAAAAGTCAGTTAGTAAATGAACATTTAGATTTTTTTAAGGCAATTACTTCTAAACTTGAACATTTTGATATTTTAATGGATGTTGATTATTTTTTTATAGTTTTTGAAAGATTAATAGAAGATAACAAAGAAACACAAGAAGCATTAAAACAAATGTTGCGTAGTTATCATAATATAGCAACTAATACATTTACTCTAACTCCTCCACCTCTTCCACCTAGAGTTTCAAATCTAGCAAGAACAGCAACAGTTCCAAAAGCTCCAGCAACACCAGAAGTAGCACCACCAGCACCACCACCAGCACCAGCACCAGAACCAGAAGTAGCACCAGAAGTAGCAGTAGCACCAGAAGTAGCACCACCAGTAACACCACCAGCAACACCAGACCTTGATGAATTATCAGATGAACAACTGGCGTATGTTATTAGAACATTCGAAGAATATCAATATTATAATGAAGCAGGTATTTTAAACGACTTTAAATCATATGCTGAACTTGACGATTTAACTAAAGGATATTTAGATTATTATTGTCGTTCTGTTTACATTAAGACAGATTTTGATGATTATAAGAGCAGAATATTTGTAAGAGTAGAACTCGGTGCTGGTGATGATGCTGTTAATGTTTTTGAAAATTTAGCAGTGTCAATGTTTTATGAAAATATGAGAGAGACTGATTTAAAAAGATGGTTATCTATACTATTTGGTATAGAAAAGTATAAGCAAGAAAATAAGGGAGAACCTGAAGAAGGTTTTGATAAAAAAAAAATAGCAGATACAATACACAAGTTTTCTACTGAGTATTCAGTGTTTTTGAATAAACAAGAAATAGATTTTAAACCATCTAGTACATCCCCTGAACCACAACCAGCTCGAAATGAAACAGTGGTTTCTACTAATTTTGCTGAATTACAAGCTTTTTACGACGAAAATCAAGGTAAATTAGGTATTGACTCTTTAAATGAAGAAGAAATAGATTTAATTTTATTAAATATGAATAGTGGGAGAACACGAGATATAATTGGCCGTGATAAATTTCGAGAAACCTATGAAAGTAGAGATAATGATATTAAAATAGCAACTCTTTACGCTGTAAAACAATTTTTTAAACAAGGAAATCCTGCTTTAACAGACCCAAATATTTTTGCTATAGGAAGCATTTTCAGAAACGCATTTAAATTATTTACTGATTATATTCATGCACGTGGCCAACAACTTGCTGATACAGCACAAAGACAAGAATTACAATTAAACGCAAGAAAAAAAACTGTACATTTAAATCCATTATATTCTAGAGGGGGAAGTTTTAAATCTGATTTGGTACAACCATACGAGTTTCATGGTCTTTATATTGTAGATAGACAAGACACACTTCGATGTGGCTTACATGCTATAAATAACCTTTTACAAATATTAAATCCAAAGTGTCTTATAACTTATAAAAAAATAAATACTGTAATTCCACCTACAAATCAAGGTCATGATGGGAATAATATTCAATCTTCAGATTTAATACAAATAATTAATAGAAATTTTAATGGTAATTTTATAGCAGCATATATTCCTGCAAACGCTAACTTACAACAATATGAAGGTATAATTGCTGACCCTTATTTTAAAGGCATTATAGAAAGGAAACCAAGTCACTATGTTGCCTGGGTTGTACGTGAAAGATATTGGTATAGAATAGATTCCTATGGAGATATACAAATATATCCCCTAGAAGATGGAACTAAATTACTTCAAGGTAGAAGAAAAGTTATTATAGATGCTAATTTAGTAAATGGTACATATGAGCATATTCTTGTTAGGCAAAACGAAGAAGCAGAAGATATAGCTAAATTTGAACAAGAATGTATAAATTATACAAACATTAGAGCTGAACTTTTAAAACGACAAACAACACAAACATCCCTAAGAGGCATGTTTTTAAATATATTAGATGGTTTAAAATCAAAAAAAAAGGCAGGTGGTTCAAAAATACGTTCAAAAAAGAGACATTTTCATAAAAGTAATTTAAAATCAAAAAAAAAGAATTATAATTAATTTTTCTCTGTAGCATCACCAAGTCTTTTATCGGATATAATATTGCCTTCATCAAATACAATTAATCTATCCATACCCTCTGTTAAATTAAGGTCATGAGTAATAAGTATTAATGTTCTATTTTTAGTTAGCATCATTATTAAATTTTTAATGAGGCGTTTGCTCTTTGGGTCAAG